ACCCGGCAGCAGCCGTTACCGCCCCGGAGCTCGCAGCTACCGTCAAGCCGGTGTTCCACACTGAACCGTCGGCGCTGACCTTGACGCTGAAATCATCGTTCCCCGCCAACCCCATCTCGGCCCGCCCCGACCAGCCCGACTGGAACAGCAGGCTGGCAGTATCGCCAGGGGTTGCCTTGTTCAACTTCAGCTGGACGTTGTTGCCAGTATTGGTGAATAGCACTGCCTCAGAGGCCACCGCTAATTTATTAGTAATGTCCGCAGTGGTATTTACCCCAAGTAAAGAAAGATTTTGTATGGCTACAAGGGAACTACCAAAAGTGCCCCAGGTTGTGTCATAGACATAAATGTCCTTTTCGTCCTCAACCCAACAGAACCAGCCGTTGATTGGGGTCATAAAAATCCAACCACTGCCATCATAAGCTGTGACTTGACTGGATTTCCCGGTCCAGGAGCCTGTGGCCGCAGGACCAACAATATACCGATCACCTAGCACTGGACTTACAGGCGGGGAAGTGAGGTCTTTGTCAATTACTGATAGTTGGACAACGATGTCCAAGCTAAAAAGAGCCTCGTTCACTGTAACATGCTTCTGAGACTGGCTAGCGGTAAGTTCGGGCAGTTTCAAGTGAGTCGTGGTCATCTTGTTATGGTCTCCTCAGCAGCAATACCGCGCCCTACAGAAGTGCTCATTTGATAAACCCTAAATTTGAGGGCCGTTGTCTGGGCGCTCCCAAAGTCAGTGACTTGCATGGCGTTGGTGTAAGTATACACCGGCACCGACAAACCTGTAACCTCGCGAACGACTGTTAAGCCGTTCAAAATTTCCAACTCGTATTCTTCGACTTCTTCATTGAGGGGCACGTTTGCTATTTCCCACGGATCGCCCTCAAATCGGGTTCGACGAACCCAATTAAGGGCAATGTCGTTGTTCACGTCCAAGTTCCACTTAGCTTTCAAGTGAACTGGCGCATAGGGCTTTTTGGCCATCGCTTCTGGAGTGAATACAATTTCCAGATAGGCGTTGTCGTCGTCAATGGACTTGTAAGCACTGCCAAAGCGGGCCTTTTGCTGAATGCCCCGATCGCCCGGGGTAAGCGGAAAATATGGCGCCGAAGACGGGTTGATGGAAAATTGGTTCTCCAAAAACACGAAGGCGTTCCCGCTTGAAAAGCCATCCTCTTGCATAACCCATTCAGTGCCAAGCTGGCCACGAATAAGCTTTGAAAGGGTATAAGTACCATCAGGGTTAAGCGTCGCCGTGGCATACTGGAACAGCTCCCAATGCCCAGCGTCGTTCTGCATGGCGCACACATTCGAGCCGCCAAGCACTTGAACCTCGGTTGCACTTGGCATAGTGCCTCCGAGCAGACGAACGGTAATAACCGAGCTACGTAGCCAGCACCCGGTTCGGTCCGTACCCACCGGATTGACGATGCGCCCGATGGTGTTCTCGAGGTTAAGGCTACGAGCCAGAACCCAGTCTTCCGGTCCACCACCGCCCTGGTCATGAAAAACCGAAACCGTTCCAGGCCATGGCCGAGAGAAGGCCGCAAGCCTCGGCGACCAGTGAGACGGCTCATTGCCCGAGTAGAGTGGAATATCCAACACAACAAGCTCAGGGAAGCCAGGCACCCGTGAAATATACCTGCTCTTATTGTTCACAGGATAGACAGGCAGATTGTAGAGGCTGAGGTCAAACGTTTGGAATTGAACCTCACGGAACTCGCCCGTGTCAATACTTGTGACACGGCCCTGACCAATTCGGGCGCCCACAGGGAAGGTGATGCCGTCGCCCGGGTCGAGCTTGAACAGAGACAAGGGCAGATTGACTGCCCCGCTTTCACGAGCAACCCAGGCTTGGTGCAGGATACTATCAGCCAGTCCGCGCACATAGTCAGGAGCCAGCGAGACCGGAAGTCGAATACTGGAGACTTCCATGTTTGTGGTTTGATGACGCTTTGCATCAAGCGAGGAGACGGAATAGTCGTTCTCTGCGTCCATGAAGTCCACAGTCACAGACTTGGGCAGTTCACTATTCTGCATGCGGGTGATGGAAAAGCCCACTAGGTCTTTCTCAGAGGACACAAAGCTGTCTCTGCTAAGGGGCACAAGCACCGTAGTCGATTTTAAGGCAAACTTGATCTTCCCTTCGCTCTCGAAGGCATCGAACTGGAACGCTGTCATAAGCGATCCAATTATGTCCCTAATGGCTGTGATATTGTCCACAAAGTAGCCCTTGACAAGGCCTTGCGTTCCGTTCAAGCGCGTTGTATCGTAGTCAGTTACACCAACCTCTTTGCACAGGTTCTCGATCAACCGGGGCAAGGCCGGATAGGCAATGCGACCTGTCATCCAATGACCATATCGCCACAGATCGCCATCAGACCAGACATCAGACCGCGAGGGATAATCAGGGAAAGGACGGGAGTCCCAGCACCAGATGAACATATCTGCAATATTGATCATGCCCACTGGGGAGTTGTCCCGCCAGTATTGCAGCATCGCCTCAGCATAGACGCGAGAGATGTATTCGTCTTGCTGGCCTGTAGAATAATATGGAAAGAGGCTCTCAGATGACTTGGGGTCATAGAAGACGTTGGGTTGGTTTGTGCCTTTGTCGACGCAGGGGCACCCAAATTCAGTAAACCAGATGGGCTTGCTCCCAGGAACCCAAGAAGTTGGGCCACCGCTCTCTGTTCCGCCGGGGCGGTTGATATGCTGATTTTGCCACCAACTACGGAAGTCCTTCGGCCTGAAAACCCAAGGCTTCGCGTGCATGCCATCTGTGATTGGGGTGCGGATTTGACTGTCACGATCGTTTGAACTGGCATAAAACCAGTCAAAGCCTTCACCACCTTCGATATTGGACTTGAGGTAGTCGATATTGTGCGGGCTGACAATCCCGTTGTCCGCGTCATAGTCAAGGTGCATGGAGCCATCGCGCCAGTCAGAGAGCGGCAGGTAGTTGTCCACACCAATGAAGTCGATGTTGACATCACTCCACAGAGGGTCAAGATGGAAATAAACGTCACTAGATCCGTCTGTTGGTCGATGTGAGTTGTACTCGGACCAGTCTGCGGCATAAGATACAAGAGTGCTGCCACCCAGGATTGTGCTCACAGAGGCCGCAAGGGTCTTCAAGTGCGCCACAGCTGGATAGGTATTGGCATTAGACCTGATGGTGGTCATATTCACCATCTCGGAGCCAATCAGGAAAGCGTCAACCCCGCCCGCATCAGCACAGAGCTGGGCATAGTGCTCAATATACCGGTTGAACCCCCAAGTCCTCGTGAAGAAGGTATTGACCTGAGTGGCTGCGGTAGCAGTCTTGTCCGCTGATCCAACATAACCTGCCGCCGGGCTACAGGTGATCCGGCCGCGCCAGGGGAGGATAGGCTGACCGGCCGTGGCGGCGTTGTCGCTATACGGGTTCGGGAGCGTGTTGCCCTCTTCAACGTGCATGAAGATGAAGGGGTAAAACAGGACCCGGTAGCCCTGAGCCTTCAGCCAAATAATGGCTTCCACTACCACGTCGTCTGACGGAGTGCCGCCGTAGATTGGACCGCCCTGGTTATCGCGGCCCACCTCGGGAATATCAGCGTCGGAGCGGACAAGACCGTTGACATTCCACTCACGTGGAGTAACAACACCATCCCGGTCCTTGTATTCAACCATAGGCTTGATCTGGCATTCGCCAATACGGAGGTCATCCCCGAACCAGCCAACGACCAGAGCAATTGACCCAAGATAGGGTTGGAGAGCCCCGAGTTGGCGCAAAGACTTGATGAAATCAGGCTCACCACTCTGGTTGTGCATGTTCATGAACTTGGAGTCAATGCTATTGTCACTCCGCGATGGCAGACTGAGAATATTCCCAAGCTGGTTTGTAAAGTTACTGCCTGGGAAGAAGTTGCCCGACACACTTCCGGTGGCATTCTGCAAAGTATAAATTTCAGTCCCATATACGAACTCGCCCGAGCCAGGGATAAGGCAGAAAGCACGAGCGATATTGGAGATGTCGTCCGGATCGTCCGTCTTGATGGGAGCGATAAGCTCAGCAGTAATTTGTGGAATGCGGTTGCTGAACGAAGACAACTCCATGTTCTCAAAGACCATATAGCAGACGCCCCGGAAAGCCGGAGTTTTTGCAGGCCCTTCAATTGACTGGATAACAGAGTCGGGAGACTGGGTCTCAGTGCCTTGATAGAATGTGGACAAAAGGGTTGTAAGGTCAACCTCTTTGCCGTCCATCCAAAGACGACCAAGCTGATGGCGTGAGCCGCCCTCGCCAAAAGCAACAGCAAAAGAGCAGGTGTAGGTATAGGTGGTGTTTTCGACCTTTTGGCCACCACCACCACCCTTGCCTCCAACTGTTTCGCTTTCTGTCGTCTTGGTCTCTTTGAAACGGGCAGACCAAATGACATTGCCACCAACGCGCATGATCCCGTAAAGTCGCCCGATATGGGTGCCCTCACTGGATTGCATCACTGTCATTTCTTGAAGCCGCGGGCCCTCGTTTCGGATCGCCGGGGCAAGTGACGCGATGATAAGGCTGTCAACGTAAGAGCCAAGAACCGTACCAATTGTGCCACCGATTGAGGCAGCAGTAAGCGTGGCACTAAGGAGCGTAATGCCCCCGCCAATACCTGCACCAATTGCAGAGCCAATAAGCCCAAAGGCAAGAGCAGCCATTCTTAGTCCTCAACCCCTGGGAACCGGAAGGCTGCAACAACCTTGCTTTCCCATCTTTCGCCCAGCGCCACTTCGTATACCTCACGACCACTGTGCGAGTGCACCATTTCCGTCATAGTGGTCATAATCCCGCAATGCTGAGCAATACCTTTGGGATGGATCCTGAAACCCAGGACAATACCTGGACCTCTGGTATTAGCCGGCACTTCAGTCAGATATTGGCGGGCTGCATTAAGCAGCGTTTCTTCGCCTTTATTCCGAGCGGACCAGCGTGGGGTATAGTGCGGAACTTCAGGCACGGTCCCATGGATTTCGATCCAGAGGCCACGAATGAGTCCAATGCAATCCACACCTCTACCTTTGACCGCCGCCATGTTATGATACGGCGTTCCGATCCAAGAGCGAGCCAGTGTTACGAGTTCCGAGCTGTGCATTGGGTATCCTTAGCTGAATAACGAGCCCCCGTCGAGATTGTCGTCGCCTTGTTTGGGGTAGAACAGCAGCATGTCAGGGCCGGGAATAAGGTTGAAACCACGGAAATTGGCGATATTGCTAAACTTGGCGTCACAGGTAGTAGCATCCTGTTTGCAACCGGCAGTGATGGTAAAGGTGTCACCCGTTTCCACTCCAAAGGGCATTGCTTGCCAAAGCTCGATGGACACCGTTCCATTGGTAATGTTATGGAGTTTAACCTCCATGGACTGCCCAGCATTGGCCCCGGTCAGCCAATTCAATGCTCCGGCAGTAAACCAGTCGTCCGAAAAGCCCGCCAGGCCTGTTGCGGTGAACGTTCGGCTGCTAGACGCAAGGTCAACGGTGCCCGAACCGGTGTAGGCAATGTCAGAAAGGTTAATGCCACAGCGAGCATCGCCCACCACGGCGTTACAGTAGCGCTGATACTTGCGTCCAGTCTTTTGCTGAAGGGCATTTGACAGCCCGCGAAGCTCTGCTTGGAACATAATACCTGAACGCTTTACCTCGCCAAGGAAGCCCCGGCTGACGATATGACGCTGAGAGACATCAGACCAGTTTACCCAGTACACTTCGATCTTAGCATTGTCGTAGTGGCCCGCTGCCAGATCATCCTCGTTGATGGTATCAGAGCTTAGAGCCCCTTCCACCTCTAGGTTGTCAACGGCAAGACCCGTGCTGGACGCGAATTGTGTAGCTGTAAAGCCCGAAGAGGCTTCATAGGTCACGGTGTCAAAGGTCAGCGGGTTGTCATGATCGGTGAAGCCCTGCACCAGGCCGTCATTCCGAGTGACTTTCCAGCAATAGCACATTTTGGTGGCGCGACCGTCAAGGTGCGTCTGCAAACCAACAGAAAGACTCTTAACCATCAGTCTAGCACTCCCAGTGTGGTTTTCACCTCAATTACGTTCACTTGCGGAGCAGAACCAGCGTTGAACTGTTCCACTGAAATGTCCATGACGTCATTGGCAAAGCGGACTGGAACGTCAAACTCAAACCCTGCTTTGACGACATGGCCGTTTAACGGAGCGGTGACAAGGGTGATGATCCCGGTAATCAGATCCAACGAATAGTTTGCTCCAGAGATGAGGACTCCGTTCACTTCGACCAAGACAGTCCCACTGACCGGCTTCGTAATGACACGGGTGTAGGTTGCCGGGCCTGAAGTGTAGGCCTTCTTCAGTTGAAACTTCTTGCTGGTGCCATTACCAGTCCCGATAGTTTGGTCGTTGCTGGCCACGACTTGCATCGGAGGGCAGGACTTGTAGTCGGTCCAGTCTTTCCACCGAAAGCCATAAAGACGTCCAAGCCGCGCTTCAAAGAAGGCGAGGACATCATGCATGTCGTTGATATTGCGGATACCTAAGCCAGCGTCGTACTCTCGACGGCTGTCTGCCCACACAGAGTTCCGCTCTTCGTAGCCCGAGCGGAGTGTGACAATATCAGTGCGACGACGAGGACCCCCGGAGGAGCCCTTGCTGATCGACGTTGGAAACCTTACCTCATGAAAGTCCACCATCAACTGTTCCTTTGACCACGGCCCAGCATGCGCTGTGCACGAGCGGCGATTTGGGCCTCAGACCGACGGAACCCGTCAACATCAGGAGTGCTGATGTAGAAGTTGATATTGGGTGGCACTCTGTCCGCTGACTGGCCAGCCGGAGTGACTTGAACTCGTTCCCCACGGGAAGCCCTGAAAGCTACTACGTTCTTGTCCACGCCACCGGCGCCACCAACCATAAAGTCAGTACCTTCATTATGACCTGGCAAAGCTGCGGTGGGAACCCCTGTTAGACTCCCAAGGATACCTCCAAAGAAGTTTTTCAGCGGAGTAATAACCATCATCTGAATGGCAATCTGAGCCAAGTCAGCAATGACAGATTTGGCAAACTCACTGAAGTTGAAGGTCCCGGTCTGCACGAAGTTGTTGAGGGCAGTCTCCAGGTTGTCAAAGACTGCATCGCCAACGTCGCTAATGAGCTGGACTTTCTTCTCAAGCTCCGTCAGAGCTGCAACGCGTTCGCGGATAAGGGCAATATCTTGCTGTGCCAGAACCGCACCTTCTTGGCGTGCCCGTTGGAGCACATCATAGAGGACACGTTCTTGGTCCAGCGCCCCGTTGTTGAGCACCAGGTTGTTATAGCGGGCATCCAGTTCTTGGTTGATGGTCTCCAAGACACTAAGGTATTCCTTGGATTGGCCAGTGCGATCGGTCGCGTTTATGATGCTAGTATCTGCGCCCATGCCTGGCCGGAAGTTCGAGTTTGCAGTAGTAGCAGCACCACCCATAGTCGAAATGGTTGTATTCAGCGTCGGCACACCATACTCGGCGAGTGCGGCAAGCATAGCACTATAAGTAGCATCGTCAAGGCCACCGGCCGAACCAGACGTTGACATGAAGGCTGTAGACCCACCTTCATTCGGATTGTAGACTGCGTTGACAAGCTGGGGCTGGCCACTGTTGCCCTTAGGCAAAGTAACAGAATTGGAACGCCCACGAATAAGCTCAATGGCCATGGCCCCACGGACCAGTTCGTCCGCAAACCCTCGTGCCCCAGTTTCTAGGGGTGTAAAATTGATCTTTTCAAGTGTAGCCCCAGTATCCCCTGCAGCGTCTGCACTGCCCTCCATCGGAGTGCGGAACCGTTCGGCCTCAGTGGTAAGTTCCTGCAAGCGCTTAGCATTTGCGCCGAGAGCCTCAAGTATAAGAGCTTCCTCCCCCTGGGCCCTATCAAGGGCGCGCAAGAGGTCTGCAGTTTCAGAGACCCAGCTAGTCCCGGAGAGGAATGCACCTGCTTCGCGAGCCCTTTCAAGGGCGTCAGCCAAGGCAATTACGTCCGCGGTGCTAGTAAAATTGCTTGGGTCATAATTTGCCAAAGGCTCCAAAAGGTTTTCAAACCCACCGATACCCTCTGCGACGCTCTTAAGCTGATCTACTGCTTGGGTCATCCACAAATAGGCTTGCTCAGTTGCTTGTTTAGACCCATCGGCATTTTCAAGGCTATCCATAGCCAAGTTGAGGTCGTCTATAGCTTTGGTGACTTCAGGTCCTGCGCCACGCAAACGGTCAAATTCGGACACAAAAGCGGCAATTGTGCCAGTGCCGTCTTCTACACCTTTTAGCAGATTATAGAGGTTTTCCAAATCAGCATTGCCATAGCCAATTGTACCAGAATTGAAACCTGGACCGGCAAGTTCGCTAATGGCGGCACGAATATTATTCATATCAAAGGGGTTCCAGCTGTCGCCGGAAAGGTTATCTTCAATTGTTTTCATTTCGGTTTGCATAGCATGCAGAGCATCCTGCAGTTTAGCACGAGACTGACGAAGCATAGCTCCAGTAGACAGATTAATAGAACCCCCAAGCTCTTCCTGTTCTTGTATGGAGATCTGAACCCATTCATTGTAGTTTTGGATGGCAGTCACACTATCGTCCATTGCCGTGTTCAGACGCTCAATCTGGTCGGCGGCACTATCCATGTTCTGGTAGACCCAGAACGCGGCACCAGCCAACAAAGCGAGACCCCCGACAATAGGCCCGCCAAGGAAGCCCATTGCCCCACGAAGCAGAGCCATGGCTGTGGCAAGAGCGCCTGTGCTGATGGCCATGCGGGCCACAAGTCCAATTTTGCCAACGGTAAAGGCAGTGGCCCAAGCAATGCCAAGGCTGAACAGAATATCTGCAATAGGTGCGATATTGTCAGCAATAATCAAAAGGGACCCCGAGAATATTTTAGCAATAGCCCGGGCCTCTTCAGACTGGCTCATATACTCCGTCATTTTGTTGCGGAGGACAGTAAATGCTTGACTGATAGTGGGGGTAGTTTTGCTGAACATGTCTGCGATCTCAGGATACTGAGACAGGATGGCCTCAAAGAACTCCTTGGATGAAATTTCGCCATTGATAACCATGCGCCGCAGACGAGCAACCGAACCGCCAGTCCTGTCGATACCACGCGCTGCTGCCAAGGCAATAGGATAGGCGCCTTCAAGAATGGAGTTGAATTCTTCAGCTCGCACAACATCAGTGCCGATGGCTTGTGAGAGCTGGATCAGAGCCCCCCGAGCGGTATTAACGCTGGAGCCCTGAACTGCTAAGCCCATACCAACAGCTTCTACAAAACGGAAGGCGTCTTGTTGACTGATACCCAGTTCATCAGAAGCCATCATAGCTTTCTGGTAAAGCTGGGCCATTTCTTCGATGGGCGTCCGTGTCCGACGAGCAATGGCAAACAGTTCCCGAACACCCGCTTCAGCTTCGCCCACACTGTCGCTGACAATCATCACCCGGTTAGAAACCACTGTGGCGCTGTCTGCCAAGTGCATAAGTTGCTGGCCGATCATGATGGAACCAAAGGCACCCACATACCGGTTGAGGAGCATGAGCGGTGTATGGGCACCTTTGGCCGCATTACCTACTTGGTTGACGCCACGGCCCAACCGTTCGGTGTTGCGTGCTGCTAGTTCTGCATCCTGAGCAAGCCTGCTAGTCTCAGGGAGTGTCACGACTTTGGGAATATATGGAGCGACTCCAGCAGTTCCATTGAGAGCTCCAGCAGTGTTAACTTGAGCACTCTGCAGGGTACGGATACGCTGGAGCTTACGGATAATGTCCCCAAGGGTCTCTTCAGCCTGCCGGAACTCAGTTATGGCAGCCCAGTCGGTAGTACCAGCCATGGAGGCTTTAATTGTCCGCAGGTTGCCAGAAAGTATAAGAATAGCGGAGTTGGCATCTTGGATCGAAATCTTCATCCAGTTCTTCAGCGTACGTGAACCAGCAAGGGAGTCCCGAACACCATTGATCTGCTGAAGCAGAGTGTTTAGTTGCTGGGTGGGTGTGATCCGAGAAATGGCTGCCTTAAGGGCATTAAACCTACCGTCTGCCGTTTCGGCTGCCGTGGCCAAGCTCTCAATGTTTCGCTTTACAGTGCGAGTGCCTCGCTCAGTAATGACAATATCAATCCGTTCGGTAGCCATCAGTTATGACCTCCGTATCGAATGTCTTGGTTGAAGCCGTATTTGAATGGTGTCACAGCAGGACGTCCATGAGGGGTTGTCCCGACGTCTGTGAAAATCTTGTTCTGGTGAGCAGCAAAGCGGGCTACTTCTATAGCCCGCTTCACAAACCCAGCGCGTTGTTGCCGAGAATGGCCACGATCGAGGGGATCAATCCAGGCAACAGGGTTGAAGACATGAAACGTCACCCCACCAGCCGCTTCCATAAGGCCTGCTTCAAAAAAGTTATCAAGTTGAAAGATCGTAGGTGCCCGATTGATTTTTGCAAAGGCCACGGCCATAGCAGCCGCAGCATTGCGGGTCTCAGAAATACCAAGATGGTGCCCAGGTGCATAGGCTGGGCGTTGGGATACTCTGGCTGGCTGAGCACTTTCAACTTGCCAGTTAGAACGTGCCACCCCTTCGTCAACGGGAGTGGCACGGATCAACTCACTGACAAGCACTTTGGTCGCTTTGCGAGGAGTGGCATCGCCCCATTGGCCCACCTGGTAGGCGCGAACATAAAGCAGCCTCCCCAGATCGCCAAGATCAGCCATTTTTCACTCCCCGTTCCGTTTCTGCCTTCTTTCGTCTGAACTCCAGAAGGGCATGGTCCAAGTTTTTGACGTGATAGGTTACATCATCTGCCAGTTCTCCGTAAATGTTCTCATCCTGGCAGTAGGCTCGGATCGCTGAACCCGGTATATAGCCATCTGTCCGTTCAGAGCACAACTCCTGAAAGATTTTGTAGAAGAAACCCAAGCCAAGGGGTATTTCAGGAGCATTCGCGATGGGGTCAGGTAGCGGTTGGTTCGACCTCATTGCGATTTTGATAATCTGCTCTTCGACTGGTCCCTGTTCTAACTGGTAGATCAGGAACTGCTGTAGTCGTTTCCCTCCTCTTCCCGGCGGGTTTGGAGGAACAACGCTTCCTTGCCAGACTGGACCCGCAGGTCATGATAGAGGTTTTGGATTTCGTTGTGCTGAAGGACCTGCAGCACATTCTCCCAGCTGAAAGCCAGGAGGTCGCCGGTGTCAGGGTCTTCCAAGCCCGGCTTCCAGTCCTTGCCGTCAGCGTCGGGGAGCCCGTCGGCATCGACCAGAACTTCCCAATTCAGAACGATCGTCTTCGCCATCGCTTCCTTCATGATCTTTTCCGAGATTTTGCCGTCAAGGGTCTCGAGTTGGATGGCACGGCGGTATGGCTTCGTCAGACTCTCCAGAATGCGCTCATAGGCCTTGTTGGAACCGCCAGCACGGGCGATAGTCACACGGAACGAGCCATAATCGAGGATCACGCCTTCCTGTTCAGCACTGATGTCAGATCGGAAGGAACCATAGCCACCCTTCCGCTGTTTCTTTGTCACTTTCATCTTATGCTCCTCAGCATTTGCGTTTACTGCTATTCCCGGATTGCCGTCGCTTTATAGCTAGTGCTTGGCATTGGAGGTTCTTAGGCCTCTGCTGCATCCGGAAGGTAGTCATAGAAGCTCATGACGATGGTGTGAGCCAAATTGGAGTTCACGTCCTCGCCATCAGCGGCCATCAAGCCCAGCGGAATGGTCACCGCCTGGTTCAGTTCCACGTTCAGTTTGCCATCGTCAAGGGACAGCAGTGGCAGATCGAAGGACAACCCGGCGTTGTCCTTGACCACACAGATGTCAATAGTGACGTCTGAGTTATCACGCAGGGCCTGGAGCGCTGACATGTTCTGGAAGTAGGCAGTAATGTTTCCGCCGACTTCAAGGGTGCCTGCAGTTGCTTCAAAGGCACCGAGGGTCCCGACGGCCTTGTTCATGGTGATGTTGTTGTTGATGGTCAGCCGTGCCTCCGTCACATAGGCAAACATGGCATCTACATATTCGTTTGTGCTGGAGCAAAGCCCCATACGAATACGCGTCACGTGGGTCGAGGTATTGAATGCCTTGGCCGGGCCCAGCGACGGCCGGGTGCCGACTTTGACGCCAGTTGTGCCATCATGGGTCTCGTAGTCTGTGCCCATGAAAGACATGTCCACCATAATCTTGTCCGCGGTATCGATCGCCATTGTCATTTCACTGGGGACAGCCCCGATAATGTATTCTGCCTGCACTTCAGCCGGCAGAGCATCGTCTGGAGCACCCAAGGTCCGTTCCAACTGGTAAGTCGTGCGGGTGATTGCAGCGCCTTCCTGGTTCTTCAGGGTACGACCGAAGAAGATTTGGATCGTCTTGCCAGACCCGAGGTCTGTAACCATCACCCCGGACGCCTTGTCCAGCGTGACCGAATTGGCTCCGTCAGTACTCCGGACTCGGCACCAGCCGTTGTTCGTGGTGGTATTGAAGGTCATCGGAGCAGAGTCACCACCGATATAAACCAGCTCGCCATCCACCAAACCGAGTTGGGTCAAGTCCTTGGTGGTGGTTTTGATGACTGGCAGCGTGCCAGCAGCGTTGATTTCACAGTCACCAGTCGCAAACTGATGGCCCA